AGCTGTATATAGGAGAATACCACCAATAAGAAGAGTAATTGGAATAGCTATGTATTGATATTTTGAGATAATCTTCCAGGGGTCATAAGTAAACCATACATATGCTAGGATAATATATAGAACTAATGACACGTAACCACCGTATTGAATAAAAAATCCGTTAATCTTTTGTATGTATTGGTCCATTTGTATATCTATATGAAATATACAGAAAAGATTACATTGACTCAAGTGCTGTCTTTTGACCGTGACAATCTCTACATAAAGCAACAAGATTGTCAACATGATTAGTTCCACCATTGTCCAGACGAACTATATGATCCACTTCAAACCATGCTGGGAGTTGCTTTCCACATGAATTACAACGCCAATCTTGGCGACTTGCTACAAATTTCTTCTTAGTCTCGCTTACTGAGCGTTTTGTTCCATTACTACTTCCACTATTCATCATTCTTTTAAACTGAGGGGTGTCTTCTGATTGCTGTCCTATATAGCCTTTTCCGAAAGCAAACAGTGGAGATAACAAATCGGCTGAATCCCGGTCGATTGGCAAATGTTTGACCATTTCAGCAGCACTACCCAACATGCTTTTACTTTGGAATGGATGCTTCTTAGCAAAAACTAATAAAGATAATCCTACAAAACCAACACCTGCCATTTGGTAATATTTTTTGTATCCTTTTAGCATTTTTGAATATTGTTGGTCTTTATAAATATCATATACAAAGAAAGCTGTTATAGCAATCACTATTAGTTCAAGCTTCATAATCGTATATTCTAAATAGAAAAGTTAATTATTGCCTGGCAAGCTTGTTCTTGATTGTCACATTTCGTTTTTGCCTTTTTGCCCGATTATGTCTTGTCTTTTTCGATACTCGTTTCTTATTTATTCTGGACTTAACTGTTAAACGAGCATTTTTTTTATAATTAGGTTCTAATTCTTTAGAAAGATTACGTAACTCATTACAGATAGCATTAACTGGAATCTTTTGCCCACCATATTTCTGGTTATACAAATATTTTTTGACAATTCGTTTCAAATATAGTCGAGCGATTTTTGTGTGACCATTCTTATTAGCATAAGAAGCTAATATAAGAAATGTGGTAAGAAAACCCCATACATCAAGGTTATATTTGTAGATATTTTCCCAATAAGGCTGTACAGCAAACCTTATTTCATCATGGTTAGTAGAATTATTTTTTGTTACTCTTAAAGTTGTGGTTATAGCTTCAAGCACATATTCGCTCCATATTTCTAATAAATAATCGATAAATTCACCTTTTGACATATTATAGGCAGTAGGACCAATTTCCATAATGTAAGAAGTATGTCCTGTCCTTATGGTTAAAAATAAGTAACTGGCATAATCTTTTAGCTGTTTCTTTAAAGTTTGCTTGGCAAGATTGTCAAACTTACCATTAACAAGTGACCTGTTTATTTTTCGATTAATTGATTGAGTAACATCGCTTCTAAATAGAGGAGCAGTAAATGGAAAGTTCATTAACATTGAATCGTTTACATCAGATGCACTGGCATTAATCGGCAAAGCAAGTCCAAAATCTATTAGTTTTATATAATCAAATGATTCAGAAACTGATTTGAGGTTAAGTTTAGTCATCATATTCTCTGGTTTGACATCTGAATGATAATAATCATGCTTTTGTAATTGTGATAAGCCATTTTCAAGGAAATCTGCTGCTTTCAAATTGAATTTAGCCAGATATTTTCTTATATTCTGTTCACTTGAATTTGAAAATAACATTTTGAGGGATTGACGAACATCTAACCCCAAGTCTGGTGAAATGATCGCACGAACCTCATTATTTTTGCGTTTATCAAATTCTTTTGCTGTCAAACCTAATGGTTGCTCACACATATATTTGAAATCCTTCTTGTCTTCTTTTGTTAAATTAGCAGGAATACACATGCGATAATCGGTAACAGCAAAATACTTTTCATAATTTGGAATATCTTTAATTACAAGAAAAGCATCATCAATTTCGCTCATCTCTTCTTTAGCCGCATCAATAGTAAGCAGTTTTGAAATATAACCTTGTTGACTTGTTTCTTCTCCTTTACAACGGATAGCTGGCCTAAGAACACAACCATATCCGCCTGCTCCTATGGCCTTTCCTCCTTCAACTGTTCTCCCACCTCCTTTAGGCAATGATTCTCCCATTACACACTTATAAACTTCTTCAAAAGATTCTTGATAGGCTGGTTCATAAGGAGATTGTGTCATGCTATAATATAGCCAAATATTCTTGCTAGAATTACTAATGTTTGTAAAAGTAATAACCCCCGATTATCAGACCAAGTCCAGCAGCGACATATAAATAACGCTCTCTTTGGCGAATAATATCTTTCATGATAATCGAACGTGGCTTATATTCATCATAATATTCTTGTAATGCTTCGGAAGTTGTTTTTTCTTGAAAACCAAGGGTCTTATTTACCTTATTTTGTATAAAGTGAATCCATTTCATAAAACCTTCTCTATCTTCTAAATAAGGAGATACCGGATACTTATCAACTAATTCAAGCAATAGTTTTGACACCTCTCCTTGAGGCATAAAAAGAGGAAGATTCTGTATAAACTCATAATACTTTTTGCGTGTAACCTCATTTGGGCGGAGAGGATATGTTGTGCCAATAGTTGTTAACACGAACCAAAACTTTGGAAGCCATACTGAATGCTCAAGAGTCATGCTAAACATATCCAACAAAAATAAATACTGAGTTAGACGATAAAACATATAAAAACTACACTAGCTATTAAATAGCAATGAAAACAACAGACTATTGTAATAATTGTGGTAGAAGCGGTCATAGTTATAATCACTGTAAATCACCCATTACAAGTTATGGATTAATAGTTATTCGGAATTCAGAATTAAAGGGTCATGAACTTCTCATGATTCGTCGTAAGGATTCATTAGGTTTTGTGGAAATGATTAGAGGTAAGTATCCTTTGCTTAATAAAGAGTATTTACTAAATATCTTGAATGAGATGACGGTATATGAGAGGCAGAAGATTAAAGACATGACGTTTGACGAGTTATGGAAGGATTTATGGAGTGGAAATGTAGGACTTCAATACCGTGGGGAAGAAAAAACTAGCAGAGATAAGTTTGATGCATTGAAAGCAGGAGTTAGTATCGGAAGCGAAGTATATTCTCTTGATAGTTTGATGGATGAAACGTCCTCTAGTTGGACTGAAACAGAATGGGGCTTTCCAAAAGGAAGGAGAAACTATCAGGAAAAGGATATTGTTTGTGCTTTGCGTGAATTTGAAGAAGAGACAGGTTTCGACAAATCAAAAGTAAGAATTGTTGAGAACTTGCTACCTTATGACGAAATTTTTACGGGTTCAAATTATAAATCCTATAAACATCGGTATTATTTGGCATTCATGGAACCGCAAGATTCTTTTAAAGAAGTTGAATATGAAAAGGCAGAGGTGAGTAAAGTTCAGTGGATGACTCCAGAAGAATGTATTAAAAGTCTTCGTCCTTACAATAAAGAGCGAATTACGTTAATTAAAGAACTGGTGTGTGCTCTAAATAAATATCTATTCATTAATCAGTAACACTTTCACATTAATTAGAGATTATATGATAATTATATATACAATCTCTAATGACAACTACTAAAGATTCTATAGCATTGGAAAAGCTATATAATGATGGTAATACCAAAATGTTCTTTAAGAAGAAGTTGGAAATGACAGAAAAGGAAATAAAAGATGCAAAGGGAACATTGGACTTTTTGTATCCATCTTTGGATGATCCAATGTTTAACCTAAAGATTGCTTCTCGTCGTGAATTCTTTGATACACAATATGAGGGGAAGATATTAGACATTAAGGAAGCAGCCGATGTATGTAATTCTCAATTTGAACTTGCTCCTCATCAAGCATTTGTTCGTAATTTTCTTTCATTTCAAACACCATATAATGGTCTTCTTTTGTATCACGGTCTTGGTAGCGGTAAGACTTGCTCAGCAATTTCGGTTGCGGAAGAAATGCGTCAGTATCAAAAACAGATGGGTTTGAGCAAAAAGATTATTATTGTAGCATCTCCTAACGTTCAAGATAACTTTCGGCTACAATTGTTTGACGAAGCAAAGCTAAAAGAGAAGAATGGATTGTGGAACATTAGAGCTTGTGTAGGTAATTCCTTTCTGAAAGAAATTAATCCAATGAATATTCGTGGTATGCCAAAGGAGAAAGTTATTTCTCAAATTAATAGAATTATTCGTGAATCATATGAGTTTTTTGGATACATTGAGTTTGCTAACTATGTAAGACGTATTAAGTCTGATGTAAAACCAATTACTGGTGCCGAAAGTGATGATAAAGTTGCTGAAAGAAAGCGTCGCAAGTTGCGTAGCGTGTTTGACGACAGGTTGATTATTATTGATGAAGCTCATGAGATTCGGATTAGTAATGATAATAAGGATAAGAGGGTAGCAATGGAGCTAAGGGATGTTGTAAAAAGTACAGACAATTTAAGATTATTGCTTCTTACGGCTACTCCTATGTTTAATAGTTATAAGGAAGTAATTTGGCTAATTAATCTATTATTGCTTAACGACAAAAGAGAACAAATTAGTCTAAGAGATGTGTTTGACGATGATGGTGATTTCAAGACTGATCCAAAGACAGGGGAACCTATTGGTCGTCAGCTTTTAGAACGAAAGGCGACAGGTTATGTTTCATTTGTGAGGGGAGAAAATCCTTACACCTTTCCTTTTAAAGTGTGGCCATCGCAATTTTCTAAACAGCATACTCTTTCCTCCGCTCAATATCCAAAAGAACAACTGAATGAAAAACAGATTGTGAAAAAGATTGAAAACTTAGAATTGTATGTTTCAAAAGTAGGAAAATATCAGAATAAAGTTTATTCATACATTATTGAACGTCTGAAAGTAAAATCAATTCAAGGTGAAGGTGGTATAAGAAACATGCCAACTTTTGAAAACATGGAAGCATTTGGTTATACGTTACTACAAAGGCCCCTTGAAGCGCTTAATATAGTTTATCCATCAGTAGAGTTTGACGAGCTTTCAAAGAGCAAATTAAGTGGGGAAAAACAACTAATTGACCCAAAAGACTTAGTCGGTAAAGCTGGACTATCTCGTGTGATGAAATATAAGGAATTAAGCGAACGCACAGCGTTCAAAAGTTTTGAATATAGACAAGGTCCTTACGAAGGAATGTTTTCTCCATCCAAGATTGAAAATTATAGTTGTAAAATTAAAGCAGTGACTGATGCTATTATGAACAGCGAAGGCATTGTCATAGTCTATTCACAATATATAGATGGAGGATTAGTGCCCACTGCTTTAGCTTTAGAAGAATTGGGGTTTTCCAGGTTAAACGAATCTCAAAGTCTGTTTAAGAGTCCTCCAACACCAATTATCGATAGTATTACATATAAGCCTGCTGAGAAAGGTAAAACATTTAAAAAAGCAAGCTATATAATGATTACTGGTGAGAAGATGCTTTCACCTGATAACCTATCTGAGTTCAAGGTATGTACAGAACCTCGTAATTATGATGGTAGTATAGTGAAGGTTGTTTTATTATCGCAAGCTGGCGGTCAAGGCCTTGATTTTGCGAATATTAGACAAGTCCATATTTTGGAACCATGGTATAACTTAAATCGTTTGGAGCAAGTGATTGGACGTGCAGTAAGAAATTGTAGTCATAAAGCTTTACCTCTTAAAGAGCGGAATGTCCAAATCTTTCTTCATGGGAGTCTATTAGCATCTAGTAAGACTGAAGCCGCCGACTTATATGTTTATAGAACTGCTGAGGCAAAATCAGTTCAAATTGGTAATGTTAGCAGGCTATTAAAAGAGATTGCTGTAGATTGTTTATTAAATATGGAACAACAGAATTTTACTGCTGAGAAGATGAAACAGACTATCAAAATTACGCTATCTAGTAAG